CCTTTCTCAAGATTCTGCAGACCCCACCTGCATCTCTAAGGGGTTCCTCTGTCCAGGGATCCATCCTGTTCTTCACGACCCACTTATACAAGTCACGGTCGTAGTCGCAGTAAACAGTCTCCCTCTCACGAGTAGTGTGTCGCTCCACCGGCATCTCCACAAGGATGCTCCGACGAAGTCGCTGCAGCTTCGCCTCCCCTATGTATCGTTTGACCTTGGGGTATTTTGCGAATCTGTCAAATATGACATGATCCTCCATGAACTCCGTACGAGTCCTGAAGAATCCGTGGGCCATGAATACCGGGAGGTAGTCCATCCAGACATCTCCAGGGGTGGCTGAGAGCAGAAGCCAGGTGTTCTTCTTAACGATCTTCAAGAACTCCTTGACCCAGCGCCCACTGCCGGAAGCACGCTGCTCATCAAAAAAGAATACCGCGTGTTCTCGATCCGAG